AGGAAAACAGCGACTACGTGTCCATTCAGGTCTGGGGCAAGCGGGGAAACGACTACTATCTTCGGTACTGCTGCAATGAGCACCTGGACTTTCCGGCCACGGTCCGGCGGCTGTGGGCAGTACGGGGACAGTTTCCCCAGGTGAGCAGGGTGTACATCGAGGACAAGGCCAACGGCAGCGCCATTATCCAGACTTTGCAGCGGGATATGGTGGGGGTGATCCCTGTGGAGCCCATGGGCGGCAAGGTGGCAAGGGTGAACGCCGTGTCGCCGGCCATTGAGACGGGCCATGTGTTCCTGCCCAGGGGGGCAGAATGGCTGGAGGACTATCTGAGGCAGTGGTCGGAGTTTCCGGCGGGAAAGCACGACGATATGGTGGATGCCAGCAGCCAGGCCCTTTCCAAGCTGCTGTATGCCTACGGAGGTACGGAACTGCCGAAACAGCCGGAGAAAGCGCCGGAGGAGGCCTTTTTGTCGGCGGGGTGCTATGACCCTTACGGACTCTATTCGGATACATTTGAGGAGGGACTATGGAGCTATTGACGGGAATGACAGGGGCGCTGCTGGCCCTGGGGTGCTTTTTGCTGGGCCTGGGCCTGGGGAGAGCGCACCGGGACAAGCAGCCGGAGGGCTACCGGGAGAGCCGCAGCGCCGAGGAGATCGCAAGGGAGCGCAGACGCATGATCCAGGAACAGGAGGCGTTCCGGCAGCAGATGGAGTATAACGCAGATGTGGCCTATGGGATGAGCGGGAATGAGGAGAGGTATGAGTGAGCCATCCGCTGCGGCGGGGACGAAGGACGGGGGAACGGATTGCCACACCAGTGTGCGCACTGGTTCGCAATGACATGCGTAACTGAAAGTCGCAGCTACTGAATAGGTGCCGACAGAGTCGTTACTGCGTCCATCCTCAGTCGGCCTAAAGGCCGACAGCTCCTTCTCCAAGGAGCCTATCCGCTGCGGCGGGGACGGGGGACGGGGGAACGGATTCTCACGCCCAGTTTGCGAACTGGGCTCAGAATGACAAGGAATTACACATGAACCACGAAAAGGGGGGAGTGAGATTTGAACGGGAAACGCAAAGACCAGAGGACCAGGGCGTTTCAGCTCTACGAGGAGGGGCGGCGGTACAACAGCAGCCTGACGCCCAGCTACTACACCATGGTGGACACCAACACGGAGTTTTATGCCGGAAATCAGTGGGTGCATCTGCCCCAGACACCGGCCATGTCCAGGCTGCCCAAGCCCAGCTTCAACATCATCAAGCGGGTGACCAATGTGCTGGTGTCCCAGGTGACCAGCGGCGGCATCAGCGTGAATCTGGAGCCCCTGAGCTACTACGACGGCGGGGCCGGAGATCCCAGCGGGACCAGCACCACGGAGTTTGCCCAGGCGGAGATCAACAATCTCCTGGAAAAGCTCAAGCTGGAGTACCGGATCCGGGATGCCCTGTTTGACGGGGCCCAGACCGGAGATTACTGCGCACACTTCTACTGGGACGCGGGTGCGCTGCCCTATGGAGGCGCATCGGGGGGCTACCGGGGAGAGATCAAAATGGAGCTGGTGGATGGGGTCAACGTCATGTTCGGAAACCCAAATATCTCCGATGCCCAGGCACAGCCCTATATCCTTTTGATCGGCAGGGACACGGTACAGAATCTCCGGGAGGAATACCTGCAAAGGCACCCGGGAGATGAGAACGGAGCCAGCCAGATCCAGCCAGACGGGGCCTGGGGGCAGCAGATCGCCAGCGGCGGCAAGGTGGAGCTCAGCGGTCAGGAGAACGCCAAGTGCCTGTACATCTATCTCTATGAAAGGGTGGTCACAGAGCGGCAGGTGCCGGGCCCCCTGGGCGAGATGGTCAGGGAACAGGTCGTGTCTGTCCATGTGAGCAAGTGTACAAGAAACGCCAGCATTTTTGAGGACGTGGACACGGGACTTACCTACTACCCCATCGCCTGGGGCAACTGGGAAAAGCAGAAGAACTGCTACCACGGAAGAGCCTTGGTCACCGGGGTCATCCCCAACCAGATCTTTATCAACAGCATGTTCGCCATGGTCATGCGGCATCTCCAGCTGGAGGCCTTTCCCAAGACCATCTACAACGGAGACCTGATCGGCCAGTGGTCCAACGAGATCGGCAAGAGCATTGCAGTCCACGGGCTCCAGCCGGGACAGGCCATCAATCAGGTGGCGGCGAATCTGGGCCCGGCAGATATGTCGAATCAGATCATCGGCGTCATCAACCAGGTGGTCGCCTTTACCAAGGAGTGCCTTGGGGTCACGGACGTGCAGCTGGGCAATGTGACCGGGGAGAGCACCAGTGCCATTATGGTCATGCAGTCCAATGCGGAGGTGCCTCTCGAAAACATCCGGGCGGGCATGTACGAGTGGACCGAGGAGGTCGTCAAGATCCTGCTGGATATGATGGGGACCTATTACGGCATCCGGCCCATTGTCCGAGACCGGAATATGGAGACGGTAGCCACAGACCTGTCCAGCGGGATGCCGGTCATGAACCAGTACACCGGGATGCTCAAGACCCAGAATGAGGTGCGGCGGGTGCTGGAGCCCTACGACTTCACACGGCTCAAGGATGTATTCCTGAATGTGCGGGTGGATGTGGGCGCTGCTACGGCCTACAGCGAGATCGCCATGATGCAGACCCTGGACAACCTGAGGACCGCCCAGCTCATTGATATCATTGACTATCTGGAGCGGGTGCCGGACAAGCTGATCCCCAGAAAGCAGGAGCTTGTAGACAAGCTAAAGCTGGAAAAGCTCCGGCAGGACGGTGTGACCGCCGGGCTTGCGCTGCCGGACAGCCAGACCCAGCAGGCGCTATCCGGCATCCAGCGGCAGATCAACGGGGCCAAAAAGGAAAACATTCAGACGGTAGGCGGGACCCTGGACCAGGACAAGGCGGTTGCAGAGCTGCCCACCAATGTACAGGCCCAGTTTCAGGAGCTGCCCACCAGGGCAAAAAATGCGCTGGCGAAAAGCATTTCCATGAAACGGAACGGAGGTTAAGGCCCGAACCTACACGGGCTTGACCATACTTAGAAAGAAAGGAGGAAGGACCATGGAGGAAAAGCTGTTTGCAAACAGCTCAGACATCCCACCGGAGGAGGCTCCCGAAGCGGGCTTTCAGCCCACGGAGAACCAGGAAGACACCCTGGAGGACGGCAATTTACAGGAGAAAGACACGGAAGGTGTGGCGAAAGCCGAGGAAAAACAGGAGATGAAGCCGCCCTCCCAGGAGCAGTTCGCCCAGGACCTGAAGGCCCTGATGCGGAAGCGGCCCCAGCTGGAGAAAAACGGGACGCTGCTGCCGGAGGAGGTGCTTCGGGCCTATCTGCAGGGGGAAAACCTGGTGGCGGCCTATCTGGAGTACGAGGGCGCGGAGAACAGCCGGGAGCTTCAGGAGCTCCGGCGGCAGAACCAGATCTATCAGCAGAACCAGAGTGCGGCGGAGCAGGCCCCCATCAGAAAGGGCGTTTCCGGCGGCGGAGTCCAGGGAGAGGATCCCATGCTGGCGGGCTTTGACGAGCCCTACTGGTAAAAGACGAATTTTAAAAACATGTTCATCATGGCCGAAAGGCCCAATTTATAAGGAGTGAAACATATGGCAATGAATCTGGCAACAAAATTTTCCCCGAAGGTGGACGAGCGGTTCCAGCGGGAGTCCTTCGCAGCTGGCGTGGTGGGAAACGCCTATGAGTTCGACGGGGTCAAGAGCGTGAACGTCTACAGCGTGCCCACGGCACCCATGCACGACTACACCCGGCATCCGGAGACGGCAGGTGCAGACCGGTACGGCACCGCCATTGATCTCCAGGCCAGCGTCCAGAAGCTGGAGATCTCCAAGGACCGTTCCTTTACCTTCATCATCGACCGCGGGGACCTGGTCCAGAGCCAGGCGGTCATGGAGGCCAACAAGGCCCTTTCCCGGCAGCTCAACGAGGTCTGCATTCCCGAGTACGACACCTATGTCTTTGAGACCCTGGCGGCCAAGGCCAGCGCCATGGGCAACCTGTCCACCACCAAGCCCACCAAGAGTAACGCCTATGAGCTGTTCCTGAAGGCCCAGGAGTATCTGGGAGACCACATGGCACCGGATGCAGGCAGAGTGGCGGTGTGCTCCTACAGCTTTGCAAATCTTCTGAAGCAGGACCCTTCCTTTGTGCGCTACGGGGACAGCTCCCAGAAGCTGCTGACCAGCGGTGTCATCGGCGAGGTGGACGGGGTCCAGATCAAGCGGGTGCCTTCCTCTCGGCTGCCTGCGGGCTGCAGCTGCATTCTGACCCATCCCTATGCCAGCGTGGCACCCCAGCAGCTGCGGGAGTATAAGATCCACGACAACCCGCCCGGCATCAGCGGCTACAAGGTGGAGGGCCGTCTGATCTACGACTGCTTTGTACTGGACAACAAGGTGGATGGCATCTACTACATCGGCGGCAGCGGCGTGCTGCGGACCCTGGAGATCGGCTCCATTCCCAGCGTGACTGCCGGCAAGACCATCATCACGGCGGCACCGCTGCCTGCCAGCGGCAACACCTGGTACTACAAGACCGGTGCCGGTAAGAGCACGGTGACCTATGGCACGGCTATCAACACGGGAGAATGGACCGGCACCCTGACCGGCGGCATGGAAATCGCTCCTGGGTCCGGTGACACCTTTATTGAAGTGGTAGAGGTGGACGCGGACAAGCTGCCTGTGGGCTATGGCGTGGCGAAGCTGAACGTGGGCATTTGAGTTAAGAGGCCTGCATCCGCTGCAGCGGGGGACGGGGGATACGGATTCTCACGCCCAGTTTGCGAACTGGGCTCAGAATGACACGGGGGACGGGGGATAGGAGACGGATTGCCACAGCCAGTTTGCGAACTGGCTTCGCAATGACACGGGGGACGGGGGAAGGTAAGGAGGTATTTGATGAAATACTATGAATTTCGAGACTATGTGCTCCAGCTGATCGACCGGTTTTCGGCGGACGGAGCAGAGCTGCGGGAGAATTACAATGACCAGGGGGACTACATGGCCAGGATCCCAGGGCTATGTAACTCCGCCATGATGGACATTGTGGCAAACGGTCAGGCCCTGGTTGGGGTCATGGAGCCGAAGGAGCAGGACCTGACGCCTATGGCGGGGGGATTTACTGCCGTGAAGGTGCCGGAGGATTTCCAAAAGATGACCGGGGACGGGATCCCCGTGGTGCGCCAGGGGAGAATGACCCGCATCAAGGGCTACTACAT